TAAGTTTGAATTGATCTGCTTTATTTGGATCGCTATACTCTGGTATTTTTGTAGCTGCTAATTCACGCTGTGCTTCAAGAAATTCACTATACTGTTTAGCCTGTGCTTGTTTGGCTTTAGTTCTCATGTCATCAAGCTGTACTTGTCGTTGTCTTAATTCATAATCCAACTTAGCAGCTTGTGTAGGATCTTCATCATATAATCTTTGAAGATCTTGACTTCCTTGTTGTTGTCTGACAGTTGCATCAGCAGTTGCTATAAGTTCATTCAACTCTGTTAGTTTCGCATCATAAGATTGACGCAAACTATTCTTTTGGGCTTCAAGATCTCTCTTTTCCATCCCTAAAGTATGAGTCTTTTGTCTATAATCTGAGTCTCTAGAATATCCAGCTTTCAGTTCATCAAGGCTTACCTCAATCTCTTGACCATTTACTTTTAATCGGTGGAGATTCGGTTCTTGTGATTCTGTTTGTGTTTCTTCTGTTACCTCAGTGTTTTCAGATTCCTGCTCTGCTGGAGCTGCTTCAGACTCAGCTTGGCTCTCTGGAGTTTCCTGTTTCTCAGTACTTTCAGGTTCTGTAGATTCTGCTTTAGTTTCAGTTTCTTGTTGATCTTTTGGATTCAATAATCCTGAAATTTTTTCAGCAGCACCATCTATATTATTTGCTTCTGACATATCGTTCCTTTCATGGTTGACGAATTTGAAGTTGCGTTAGCTTAACTTCGTTTATTTAGATTATCTAACTCGTCCTGAGTTAGTTTTCCACTTGTCATGATACTTTGTAAATGACCTCTGATTTTGTCTACAAGATTGTAGGCTACCCAAAGATATGTACGCTTATCATCTTCAGTGAATTTTGTATTAAAGATTTCTTGTTTATATATTTCAAGAAGATCTTCAAATGCTGTCTTTAGAAGGGGATCGTTCAGAAGTTGTTCTGCTCTCTTGCCCTCCCTGATCTGTTTTTCCTTGTCCATTTGTATTAAAGAATTGTTTCTGTCCTTTTATCATTTCTTTCATCAAATCACCAGCTTTAGTTAGATCAGTTTGTTCTAACATAGATCTTCGTTTTAAGTTGGCTTCATCAATCTTGCTACCATATTTAAGTTCAAGTTCTTTTATTTTCAACTCAAACTCTAACATAGTTTGTCTCATTTTTGCCTCAATACTCTTTAGATCAGTATTAGCTTTTAGCTGTGCTCTAGAGTTTTCACCTTGTACCTGAGCTAGAGTTACTTTCTCAAACTCTGTTGGTGGTTTAGGTGGTAATTGTGGCATTTGAGATGCACCGACATCAGGATCCATAAAGAAAGGTTCTACACTATTTAGACCTGCATGTTCAACTAATTTTTTCAAAGAATTGTATATATTTCTTAAATTAACCATTGGTCCATATACATTCTGTTGAAGTTGTATAGCTTCCATTTGTCTTTGTAAAATAGCATTAGTTAATATTAACTGCTGCTCTTTTGATCCAGAACCCAATCCTACTTGGACTGTAACATTAATTCTATCTTTCCATTCGTAAGGTCTCATTGGTATATACTTACCTCTGATTCTTACTATCTTTTCTTTTTGTTGATATTTACATACCAACTCAAACATTTTAAGTGCTAGATCTCTAACACCTGTTTCTGCAAATATTCTAGCAATCAACTCCATTCTCATTTGAGATTGAGTTAATACTTGGTTCATACCAGTTGCAGTTTTTTGATTTAGACTATCTGCATTTAAACCTTGTGATGTTCTACTTACACCTGTTCTAGTTTCTTTTACAGAATCTAAATAAGCTAACATACCACTAGCTTGTTCTGTAATAGGTTGTGCTTGTATAGGCATCATTACATTACTAGGTGGTTGTTTAGTTCTAACTATTCCTCCAGGACGATTAGTTAATAAATCATCCATAGCTACTTGACCATCTTGTACTGCAACTCTGTTATTATTAGTTAGATACATATTATCTAACATTTGTCTCATAACAGTAGATTTAATTAATTGTATATCTTCTACTAATTCTGCAATAGATCTACCATGAAATCTGTGAGGCATGATAACTGGTGTCATAGATATAAATGGCATTGTATCCATTTCTTCTATGCTTAATAATTTTTTAGAATCACCAGCTACACAAATCTTAACAAGTTCTGATTTACCATCATCATTAAGATCCATTCTTACATAACACTCATGAAGTAATACATCTTGTGTAGATTTATCACCATCAGCTTCTCCATGTGAAAAGTCTATGTTTTGATGTCTAACAAATTTATCTTCTGTAAAATAATCAGGATCACCAGTTGGTAAAGATTCTACTAGATCTTTATCATATCCCATTTCTACTAATTCAGTTTTAGTTTTATTTGTTCTATGACAAACAAAGTTTGCTGTATCAATAGACTTACATCTTCTTTCAATTAAAAATTCTTCAGGTGGTATTGGATCTATTCTTACTTGTCCATACTTTCTAGTTCTATGTATTACAACATCGTGTAATTTTATTTTATCTAGTTCTTCACCTCTATCATCTACAATAGGTTCATCGTACTCTGTATGTTCTTTTACTTCTACTTCACCATCTGCAACAAGATCATTAAACTCATCATCTGTTAATCTTGTATATTGTTCTCTTTCAGTTTTTTCTGAATTATCCCAGTATATTTTAAGTATACCATTCTTTTGAATCAATGCATCTTTGAATGCTGTATATAATGCTGTAAATCCATTATTCTGTTTATAGAATATATGGTTTAAATAATCTGAACATTGTCTTGCCATTTCCTCATCTTCTGGTCCAACACCTTCACAAGCAAATACATTATCACCTGCTGTGAAGATCTTCATTAATGAAGGCATTAAGCTTTCAACTGTGTCCATTACATCATTAGAGATTACTTGTGATCTACCTTCTTGTTCATTACCAAGAGGCATACCTAAATAATATTCTAATGATTTCTTTCGTCTAGCAACTAGCTCACCACCAATATAACCTGATGCATTGTGAATCTCTCTACTTACTATCGATAATATTTCTTGTTCTGATTTCTTCATACTACATATTTTGTATCTACATTAATTGGTTTATCCCATTCAGTTGTATCTAATGGTTCACTAACACATCCATATCTAAAGCTATCAGCTGCGTGTGAACACCAATCATGCAGTGGTTTATTTTTAAAAACTTGGTTTTTTTCATCCCATTGTTTTCTATATTGTCGTAATGCATCTAGTCCTTGTTTACATTTTTCTCTATCAAACCAACATTGTTTCAGTGCATTACGTACTGATTCAATACCATGATCTACTTCAAGTTTAGGTGCTACTTGAAAATCTAATCCTAGCTCTGCTGCTACTTCTAATCTAGACTTTCCAGTACCAAGTTCTCTTGCTTGTATATCATGAGGAGCTATATGACAAGAATAAGCATAATCTTTTTCAGTTAGTACATCTACATAATGTGCTAAAGATTCTCCTGAGTTTTCATAATAATCAATCAGGTGTACTTCTTCTCCGATTCTTTGTGCAAACCATATTGCAGTTGAATCACCTATCCCCAGATCCCACCAAGTTTCCACACCTGCATTATCATCTACAGGCACGTAGCCGATCCTCCCATCTTTATCAGCTTTCGTTATTAGTCGACCATAATAACTTCCTGACACAGCAGCTGTAAAAGAGCATTCAAACTCTTGTTCATACTGCTCAGGTGTCATGATTGAACGTGCCTGTTCCAGTTCCTCCTCTGGAATTACTTTTGTGTCAGAAGATCTATATAGTTTACCATACCAATCTTTATGACCACGCTGTGCAAAATCATATACTTCCCAAAATTGATTATGACCCATTGGTGTGCCTATAAATAAAACCCATCCCAATTTGTCAGCTACAGCTGGTCTAATAATCTCTGTCCAAACTCTAGGAGACATGATTGCGTATTCGTCTAAGACAACGCCATCAAATCCCATACCTCTTATTGAATCAGGATTATCTGCACCAAAAATTTGTATTCTAGAACCATTAAATAAATCGATTCTAAGTTCAGACTCGTTCCTACTTCCACCCCATGTCATTAAGGGTCTTGTATAAAATTTTAAATATTCCCAAGCAATAGATTTACCTTGTCTATAAGTTGGAGCTATGAATGCACATAAAGCTCTAGGTTTATCTGCTGCTGTTTTTATTAATTCGTTTATAGATAAAACTGATTTACCAAATCGTCTATGGCAAACCAGAACACTAAATCTTTTTAAATTATTATGTACCTCTTGTTGATATGTTCTTGGCTTATAAGGTACTTCTATTATTTTAACTTTCTTTTTGCCATTGGACTTTGATTTGGATTGGCTCATCTGTTCCTATCTTAGATGTTGTGTTAGCTAGTTTTGGATGAACGTAAGGTGCTGCTTTTTCAGCTGCATACATTTTACGATCAGGTGAACTTGCAGGATTGTTTAACACAGATAATAAATAATCCAAAGGAGAATGTTGGTATTTAGATGCCATATCCTCCATAGATTTCCAAAGTGTTTTAGACTTAGAACCTAATGGTCTACCAGCTCCTGGTCTTTTACCACCATGCTTTACTTCATTCTCATGAGATAAATCTTCTGATTTAGTTTTGTCGTCCATTATAAAACCGAAATTCCTTTTCTATTAAATTTTTTTGTAGCAGTTCTTCTTATAGGTTGCTCATTCATTTCTCGTTTTATCTGTCTAGCAACTAATGCACCACCTGCAACTGCAAGTCCTAATGGACTAAATGCAGTTTTAGCTGTAAATTTAACACCTTTCATAACTCCTTTTTTAAGACTTATGTTCTTTATAGAGCTAGTAAGTTTATTAATTTTAGCTTTTACAGGTGAATACTTAACCAAGTTTTTACCTGGTCT